CTCAAGCATTTTGGAGAATATCAAACACACTTCAGGAATTAAAAGATGACTGACTATGTGATGGGACGTATCCCACTGATTAAACAGAAGTTAGATGAAACTATCTTCAAAGTATATGAAGTGAAGTCTGTTGGGATACGTGATCATACAGACACAGACCTCAAAGATAATTGTAATAAAATTATTGATAACTTAAGTTTTATTTTAAATGAAATGGAGAAGCTATGACTAAAGAAGGAAAAGTATGGGGCTTGACTGAGCCATTGCTGCAATCACCAGCCGTAGAGATACATCGTATCAAGGTTGATATGGGTGGGTATTGTTCACAACATAAGCATCAGTCAAAGATTAATGCGTTCTATGTAATCTCAGGTGAGCTAGAGATACAGAGGTGGAAAGACTATGGCCTATGTGATAGCACACACTTGTTTGCTGGTGATCTATCTATTGTACCAGCAGGAGAGATGCATAAATTCATAGCCCATCAAGAGACTGAAGCATTAGAAATCTATTGGGCAGAATTAAACCACACTGATATAGTGAGAGAAAATGTAGGAGGAATATAATGATACCATTAATAATATTTGCGTTGACAATACCTACTATCTTTAATGTAATAGATATATTAATTCATACTGGAGGGTAGTATGACATTCATCATAGTACAAATGGAAAATCCTCTAGATTTAGAGAGCATCTCTATCTTGCCAGATGAAAATGATCTGAAGGTTAAGCAGTTTCAAAATGAAGAAGAAGCTGTTAAATTTTTAGTGAAGTATGGTATGATAGATGAGCTAGACCATGACGCACAGATTGTGAGGTTACATTGAAAACATTATTTGCTGGTCTGCTTGGGCCAATTATATTACTACTAATAATATTTTATAGTTTACCTAGTAAAGCCAATGACTTAGACTGTTTAATTGAAGCTGTTTATTATGAGGCTAGGTCAGAAGGAATGATACCTAAGATAGCAGTAGCTAATGTAATACTACAACGAGTCAAGGATGCTAGATATCCTTCCACTATATGTGATGTAGTCCATCAAGGTAAGCATAGGCATGGTAGAATCATACGTAACAAATGTCAGTTCAGTTACTACTGTGATGGTAAGAAAGAAAAGGAAAAAGATTATACATCTTTACTTGAAGTATTAAACATAGCTGACCTAGTGCTGGAGGGTATACTTCTGGAGAGAACTCTTGGAGCTACTCACTATCATGCTTACTATGTTAGACCAAAGTGGGCTACAAATAAAAGATTTAAGAAGTTAGCTAGAGTAGGCTCACATATATTTTATATTGACAAAGGAAATTAAAAGGAGTACATTATGTATAACAAAGAACTAGATAGACTTATACGAAAGCAAACTGATTTACTTCATAAGCACATCGAAGTACTTAAGAAACAATTAGATGAAAGAGAGAACACTATTAAAAAATTAAGAGAAAGTCTTGGTCAATCAGGTAAACAAGGGTGGGTAGAAACAGATGTCTAGAAATTTTTGGGAACAAGAACGTAGAAGTCTTTTTAAATATAGGTTTAAAGAGTATCAAGCTGAAGGATATAGCAAGGAGGAAGCTGGTTCGTTAGCTAAAAAGGAAGTAGATGAAATGATGGTAGAAAAAGAAGACTTTGTACACAATATATGGGAGCAATCTTATGAAGAAGAATGAATGGAAGTTAGTCCTACTTAAAGATAGTGGTGATATAATTGTTGATTCTTTTAAGAGTAAAGAATTAGCAGATGAAGAACTTAAATATAGAAACTCTTTAAGTATTGCAATGGGGTATACCCCCGATGTGCCGTACCAGATACGGAAAATTAATTAACATTTATGGACGTAGTTCTTACGTAACTCTAGGACTACTACTTAGTAGTCCGTAGAGTTACTTACAAGGAGATTGCCGATGACAGCTACATACACTAAAGGAAACTGTCCTGACTGTAGTTCTAGTGATGCTTACACAACTTATCACGCTGACGGTCATTCATATTGTTTCAGTTGTGAAACATTCACCCCCTATTCTGGAGAATATAAAGAAATGGAAACACAAAAAGTTGTAGAGATTATTAATAATTCTAGCTCAACACTAAAAAGTTCAGGCATTATTGATGCGATTAGTGAACGCAGGATAGCTAAAGAGACTGCAAGAGTATACAATACTCAAATAAAAAAGACAGGTAGCATGACAACCCACCACATTTATCAATACTTTGATAATAATAATGTTCATGTAGCTAATAAGATACGTGAGGTTCAAGGTAAGAAGTTCTGGTCTGAAGGTAATCTTGTTGGCTCTGGTTTGTTTGGTCAGAATATCTTTGGTAAGGCTGGTAAATATATCACCGTATGTGAAGGTGAGATAGATGCTATGTCTGCCTACGAGTTGCTTGGTAGCAAGTGGCCTGTTGTATCTATCAAGAATGGTGCAGCTTCAGCCCTTCAGAATTGTCGTGACTCCTTCGAGTACCTCAATAAGTTTGAGAAGGTGGTGCTATGCTTTGATAATGACAAGCCCGGAAAGGAAGCATCTCTCAAGGTAGCTGAGTTGTTTGAACCTAACAAATGTTTAATCATGAACATGGAACTTAAAGATGCTAATGAATATCTCAAGACAAATCAACGTGAGAAATTCAACAGTACATGGTGGAACTCAAAGACTTTTACACCAGCAGGTATTGTAAACTTAGCTGAGTTAGGTGAAACATTATATGATGAGAAGTTTTGTGAGACAGTTCTATATCCTTGGTCAGATCTTAATGACAAGACATATGGCATACGTACTGGTGAGTTAGTAACCTTTACAAGTGGTGCTGGTATGGGTAAGTCAAGTATTATCAGAGAGCTTATGCATCACATCATGAAAAATACTAAAGATAATATTGGTATACTGGCAATGGAAGAGAACATACGTAACACTGCCTTTAATATTATGTCTGTTGAAGCTAATGAAAGATTATATATCAAAGAGATACGTGATAGATTTGACCGTAAACAATTACAAGAATGGCAAGACAAGACCATTGGTTCCGGTAGATTTTTTGCCTTCGATCACTTTGGGTCTATGTCTAATGATGAAATACTTAGTCGTATTCGGTTCATGGCTAAAGCATTAGAGTGTAAGTGGGTTGTACTGGATCACCTATCTATCTTAGTATCAGGTCAGGAAGATACAGATGAACGTAAGTCAATAGACATTCTTATGACCAAGCTACGCTCTCTTGTAGAGGAAACTAACATAGGTCTATTACTTGTCAGCCACCTACGTAGGCCATCAGGTGATAGAGGGCATGAGGATGGCAAAGAAGTATCCCTGTCGCACCTTAGAGGGTCAGCAAGTATAGCACATCTGTCTGATAGTGTCATAGCATTAGAGAGAAATCAACAGGCTGATGATCCCGTTGAAGCTAACACAACCACCCTCCGAATACTTAAGAATAGATATACAGGAGAAACTGGAATGTCTTCTCGCTTGCATTACAATAAAGAAAGTGGTAGAATGACAGAAATTAACAACCCTTTTATGGAGAATGAAGAAGATGGTGACAGCAGTAGTTGATATTGAAACAGATAGTTTAGATGCTAATGTTATACATTGTATTGTTGCTAGAAATTATAAAACTAATAAAGAAAAGGTATGGATAGGTGATGACTGTAAAAACTTTGGGCCTTGGTCTAAACAAATAGATCAGTTCATTATGCATAATGGTGTCAGCTTTGATGCTCCCATACTCAATAGACTTACAGGTTCTAGCATTAAACTATCTCAAGTAAGAGATACATTAATTGAATCACAATTATATAACCCTGTCAGAGATGGTGGTCATTCACTCTCATCTTGGGGGCAACGACTTGGTTTTTTGAAAGGAGACTATAATGATTTCAGTACGTTCAATGAAGACATGCTTAAGTATTGTTTGCGTGATACGGAACTTACTAGGAAGCTGGCTTATGAATTGTCAAAGGAAGGGAAAAAGTTCTCATCTAAATCCTATGAGCTTGAAAGAAAAGTAAGAGCAATTATAGATCAACAAGAAAGAAATGGTTTTGCTTTTAATTTACGTGAAGCCATGTCATTCTTAGCTAAGTTAGAGGAGGAACAACAAACCTTAGAAGATAAAGCTCTTGAAATGTTTGAGCCTGTTGAGGTTCAACTAAAGACTAAGGTAAAATATATACCATTTAATATATCAAGTCGTAAGCAGATAGCTGAACGTCTGATGGAACGTGGGTGGAAACCTAAGAAGTTTACTGATAAAGGTAATGTTATAGTCTCAGAAGAAATACTTAACACTCTTAAAATGCCAGAAGCTCAGATGTTTAGTCGGTACTTTCTATTACAGAAACGTACTGGCTTACTTAAGTCTTGGATAAATGCTTGTCAAGATGATGGTAGGGTACGTGGCAGAGTTATGACATTACGTACTATCACTGGACGCATGGCTCACAACTCTCCCAACATGGCTCAAGTGCCAGCAGTTTACTCACCCTATGGTAAGGAATGTAGATCACTATGGACTGTATCTAATCCAGATACTCATGTCTTGATAGGTACTGATGCGTCTGGACTAGAGCTAAGATGTCTGGCTCACTATATGGATTGGCCTGAGTATACTAATGAAGTTGTTAATGGTGATATACACACAGCCAATATGAAAGCTGCTGGTCTTAAAGATCGTGATCAATCAAAGAAATTTATCTATGCCTTTCTTTATGGTGCTGGAGCTTCCAAGCTAGGTAAAGTGGTTGGTGGTAGTGCTGGTATGGGACAGAACTTAATAACTAAGTTCTTAGCTAACATGCCAAAGCTTAAAGAACTTAGAGAAAATATTATAGAAGCTTCTCAGAAAGGAACTATCATAGCTCTTGATGGTAGGCTCTTACATATACGTGCTGACTATGCTAGCTTGAACACTCTGTTACAGGGTGCAGGAGCTATCATCTGTAAGCAATGGCTTGTACATATCATGGAACGTATACGTAAGTCAGGTGTTGATGCTAAATTAGTTGCATCTATACATGATGAATACCAATTTGAAGTAGCAAAGAAAGATATAAAAGAGTTCGGACAGATTACTAAAGATGCTATGAAAGAAACAGAGAAGACATTAAATGTTAGGTGTCCTCTTGATTGTGAATTTAAAAGTGGAACAACATGGAGTGAGACACATTGATATGAAAACTCAAACCTGTAAAACTTGTGGTAATATAAAACCTTTAACCCGTAAGTATTTTAATAGTGAAAGGTATTTAGAAAATGGGGATGTTACTTTTAGAAAAGCATGTATGGATTGTGAGAATGCTAACGCAAGAATACTTAATAAATTAAAATCAGAAAACCCATTACCCCCTAACTACCAATGTCCAATTTGTTTACGAAAGGAGAATGAAATAAAACATGCTAGACCTTGGTGTTGTGATCACGATCATGACACTCTAGAATTTAGAGGTTGGTTGTGTCAGAAATGTAATCAATCTGTAGGCACAATAGAAACAGCAGCTAGATCTATTTTATATTTAACCGATGCCACATTACGTAACTCTAGTACTACTACTTAGTAGTACGTAGAGTTACTTAGAAAGGAAAATAACATGGGACATAACAACCGTAAATTTGATGCGTATTCTTATATGGCTAATGATGCGAGAGCTAAAGAAGCAATCGTAAGTTACCTGACAGCTAATAAGTTTACAGACATTGAAGCTAAAGAAGATTATTACTTTGATGTTTCAGCTAAGAAGGATAAAGATTATTTCTTTGAGGTTGAAATTAAAAACCAGTGGGGTTCTAGTTGGAATCCTAATTGGAAAGAGGTACGTATCCCAGAGAGGAAACGTAGATTAATTGAAAAGAAAAATAAAGAATACCCTGATCATGATTTATATTTTGTGGTCTTCAATACAGACTGTACTCAAGCTTGGTTTATTAAAGATGAGACAGTAAGTAAATCTGATGTAGGTACAATACAAAACTCTAGGAGAGTTGGGGAACCACATCTTAAGGAACCCTTCTTTCATATACCTACTGAAGAAGCTAGGCTTGTAACACTATAAGGAATTAAAATGATAAAACAAAAGAAGAAACTAATCTTATTAGGTGATAGTGTATTTGATAATATTGCTTACCTTGATCGTGATGAGAAAAGTGTAACACAACACTTACAATCTAAATTAGATACATCGTTATGGGATATCACGGTTGAAGCTGTAGATGGTGCGACCACTAAAACTATTATATCTCAGTACAATAAAGCTGGTATAGATGTTTTAGATAATACTAACACTACTATTGTAGTAAGTATTGGTGGTAACGATGCTTTAAATTATATTAATAGTTTAGACAAACTTACTTTAGAAATTCTATATGATATTAAGAAACAATTTTACTCTGATTATTACACAGCTATCTCTCACTTGTCTGAAACAGGACAGCAACTTTATATATGTACAATATATAATCCAAAGCTTCCTGATCCTGTTATGCAGAAGAGAGCAGAAGCTGGGTTGTCAATATTCAATGATATTATATTAACAACAGCAAATGATTTATGGGAGGACTACCTCTGTGGTTATGGAAATGTAATGATGGAAGTTAAAAATGCTAAGTATCCTTTAATAGATCTTCGCAATGTATGTCGAGATGATAAGTCTTTTGCTAATGCTATTGAACCCTCTGGATATGGGGGTGATAAAATAACTAACGAGATTATACATAAAGTACTTGACACTTAATTAAAAGTATGGTATGATACGAACAATCAAAAAGGAATAAACCTTAATGGTTGTATTACATGTCACAATAGAGTGACGATAGAAAAAGGAAATAGAGATGAACGATCCAATATATATTACAGGTAAATGTCATTATGCTTCAATCACTGAGCCTAATACAAAGTTTGAGCCAGTGTGGTCAATTCAACTTGAGGTTGATGATAATAACCGTTCAATAATTGAAAGTTCTGGACTTTCAATATCCAACAAAGGCGATGATCGTGGAGATTTTGTTACTATCAAACGTAAAGTTGAACGTAAAGATGGTACTCAACGTCAGGGACCAATAGTAAAAGACTCTCAGAATAATAACTGGGATGGTAAGTTAATTGCTAATGGTAGTGTAGTCAATGTTAAGGCTGTACCTTTTGAGTGGACTTATGCAGGTAAGTCAGGCATCTCTGCCGACCTAGCTGCTGTACAAGTAGTAGACTTTATAGAGTATACTAGTGGTGCAGATAATGACTTTGATGTAGTTGAAGGTGGTTATGTAACCGAAACTTCTGAAGAAGATATTCCTTTTGCATCTTAATTTTTAACGGTTGAGGGAGACTTGGGGTGAAGTTTTATTTGGTTGGCTTCACCCCATTTTTTTATAATGAAAACAATAGATACATTAGTTAAAGATATATATGGTTTGTTTTCTCTTGATCCAATTAAGATGGATGAAAAGGAAGTGGATAAACATATAGATACCTTTGGCGAGATGCTTAAGGTACACATAAAAGAATTTATGTATGAAGAGCCTCGTACCAGAGGGAACCTCAGACTATCTTCTATAGGTAAGCCTGATCGACAGCTATGGTATGATGTCAATAGTAAAAAAGAGATTGAAGACTTAGCACCTAGCACAAGAATTAAATTCTTATATGGTTATATATTAGAAGAACTTCTTTTACTATGTGCTTCTATTGCAGGTCACAAAGTTACTGACCAGCAGAAAGAAGTTAATGTTGAAGGTGTACTTGGTCATCAAGACTCTATGATAGATGATGTCTTGGTTGATTGTAAGAGTGCATCAGGTTATAGCTTCAAGAAGTTTAAAGATAATAACTTACTTGAAGATGATCCGTTTGGTTACATAGCACAGATCTCTGCTTATGCTGAAGCTAATAAAGTTAATAAAGCAGCTTTTCTTGTGATAGATAAATCAAGTGGTGAGATATGCCTTACTCCTGTACATCAGATGGAGATGATCAATGCAAAGGAAAGAGTTAAACATCTTAAAGGAATGGTTAGCAATGACCGTGTGCCTGATAGGTGCTATGCTCCTCTTGCTGATGGGGAGTCTGGCAATCTTAAGTTGCCTATTGGTTGTGTTTATTGTGGGCATAAGAGAGAGTGCTGGTCCGATTGTAATCAAGGTAAAGG